GTCTGCTTGACCTCGACACCCAGCTCCTCGATTTCATCGAGAACGAGCGGGGCGTCCGGCTTCTTGGCGTCGAACACGTCGTTCTTCAGCGACTCCGCCTCCTCGGCGGCGGCGAGGGAAATCTCCTCGCGGCGGGCTTCGAGTTCCTTCGCCTGAGCCTTGCGCGCCTGCTCGGCGGCACGACCGGTCGCGTCCTGGGGGTTGGTGGGGGTGTTTGCCACGATGATCTTCTCCTATGAGTGAATGGGTGGACTGCGGTTCCAGTCTCGTAGGACTAGCTGGTGATTGTCTCGGTAAAGTGCTCCACGTAGTCGGCGAGAGCGCGGAGGGTGGTGGGGTTCTCGTAGGAGTGCCCCAGGGCGATGTTGCACCCGTTGCAGAGGATTCCTCGCACTGCTCCGGTCGAGTGGTCGTGATCCACCTTGAACTTCCCGTCGTACTCCACCCGGCAGGCGGCGCAGGCGTTCCCCTGGTCTTCGAGCATTTGGGCGAACTGATCGGGGGTCAGGTCGTAGAGGGTCTTCAGCATGTACGCGCGGGAGTACTCTGCGTGGCAGGTCGTGCAGCGACGGCTCCCCGTGGTCGGGTGGACGTAGTCGTAGGGGTGACCCTTCGGGCAGGTGGTCTTGTCCTTGTTCCAGGTACCGATGCTGTCCGACTCGGGCTTCCCCAGGTGACGGCGCTGAGCGTTGGCGCGGCAGACCTTGCAGATTAGAGACCCGTTGGTCGCGACCTTCGACGTGCCCTCGGTGAGCAGGTGCCCGTTCTGGCACGTCCCGCCGAGGACGTTGCGTGTGCGCCCGCTTCCCTCCCGCTTCCGTGCCTCACCGTGTCGGCTACGGGGCTTGCTCGGGTCAGGGGCGGGACCAGGCTTCTTCCTCTCTCCGCCATTGCGCTCCAGCCGCATCGCTGTCCGGTAGTGGCTCTGGCACATGCCCTTGGAGTGGGTGGGCTTCTCGCAGCCGTCCTTGGAGCAGGTCGTGTTATCGGTCATGTCACTATGGTACCAGAACTGGGGGTCTCAGTCCACCGATCTGGGCAAAGAAGAAGGGGCGAGGACCGAAGTCCCCGCCCCTTTTCTAGGCAGTGATCAGGCGTTATGCCGTGTACACTTTCGTGATTGCCTGATCGGTGATGATGCCGAGTCCCCAGATGGAGTACCAGGCGAGGGCGTGCTCACGACCGAAGTCGAGGACGCCACCGTCGCGCAGCTCCACCGGGAGGCTGATCGCGTGACCGAACGCGTTGTCACCGATCATGATCGACTCGTACACGTCCACGGCGGTCGTGCCGGACGGAGCGGTGGCACCCGGGTTCTCCGGGTTGCCGCCCTGACCCGGGGCGGTGTTGGCGTTGACCGGCACGCCGGTCTGGTTCGCCGGGGCACCGATGCTGCCCGAGTAGTTCACGTTGGTGCCCGACGCGATCTTGTTGACCTGCGTGGTCTCGATGAAGACGGTGTCGTACAGACGACCGATTTCACCGAGCATGAAGTTGCCGGGGGCGGCGTACTTCGTGACCTCGATGAACTCCGGGTTGCTCCGGAGGTCACGCGACTGCTTCGGGTGGACGAACTGGACGTAGGTCTCGCCGATGCGGGGGATGTTCTTGGACGCGAGCGTCAGAGCCGCGTCCTTGATGGCACCCGTGGTGAGCTTGTGGTTGGCGGTGACGCCAGCCAGGCTCGTCGCGGCGACGCCCTCGTCGTAGTTCGTGAACGCGCCACCCGAGATACCCGAGCGGTCGTAGCCGAAGACGGCGGAGGTGGCGGCGGACAGGGTCTGACGAGCCTGCACGTCGAGGTACTGCGCCATGTGACGACCCAGGAGGCGCGAGGCGCTCGCCATGATGTCATCGAAGGAGCTGTTGAGGAGCAGCTCGGAGACGGCGACAGCGTAGCCGTGCTCGGCGACCGTGATCGCGATCTGCTCGGCGGTCAGCGCGTTCGTGGTCATGCGCACACCCTCGGTGAGGGGGGTCGGGTCCACCGCGAAGTTCTTGTAGCGGAGGAAGTTGACGCGCAGACCGGGAGCAACGCCCAGCTCCGTCTTCTTGACGGCGAACTGCTCGAAGCGAAGGATGGGCATCGCCTGGAACAGGATTTCCTTCGACCAGATGGTCTGGATCGCCTGAGAGAGCTGCGAGTTCGCACCCGCGTAGGCGGTGGGCGCGCCAGCGAGCTGGCTCGATCCGGTGATAGCGGAAGCCATGTGGCTGTCCTTTCGGGTTGGGGGTTATTCAGGGTGTTGGGTGAGATGTCTTGCGACGCTGGCGCGAGCTACTGCGCCGGATAGCACCCGACTATCCGAAAAGCCCCTGACCGCGGTTGGTGGCTGCCGCTCCGAGGAGCCGCTCACGGTTCTTGGCGTAGTCCGCCAGGGACAGGTCACGGAGACCTTCCGGCGTTGCGATCTGCTGGTCCGAGTTGGTGTCGAGGGGTCCACTTGCCGGGGCGGTCACCCGCGTGCCCGGAAGAGCCTGGCGAGCCGACTGCGTTGCTGCCGCAGCCGCCTCGAAAATCTTGTTGGACTTCTCCGTCAGAACCGCAACGCTGTGGTTGAGTTCGTCCGGGGTGTTGCCGCTGATGAGGTCGATCAGCTCGGGAACGATGTTGTCCCGATTCGCCTCGATCAGGCTGTTCTTGTACTGCTGGAGCTGCTGGTACTCGCGCTCCTTCTCCAGGAGAGCGAACGCCTGCTCACGCTGTGCGCGCTCGTCGGCGAGCTGGTCCTGCCACTCCTGCTCCTTGCGAGCAAGAAGAGCGCGGGTGTCCATCTCTTCCTCTTCCTTGCGCTTGCGCTCAGCCTCGGCTTCTGCCTCGCGCTGGCGACGTGCCTCGCGACGCTCGGCGTCCTTGGCTTCGCGCTCTTCCTTCTCCTTGCGGAGCGCCTCTGCCTCCTGGCGGGACTTCTCCAGTTCGGCGTAGACCTTCGACTTCTCCTGCTCGCGGACCTTCTGGAGGTCTGCCTCGGTGAAGCGTGCCTGCGGGTTCTCGACCGGAGCCGGGTCCTCAGCGGGCGGGGTGTTGCTGTTCAGCGCGTCGAGACGTGCCTGCTCTTCGGGGTCCATATCAAAGCCTCATTTCGTCGTCTTGGTCGTCTTCCGAATGCCTTGCGGCGTGTCACATGACCTGCGGTGTTGTGATCCAGTACATCCGTAGGAGGAATGTCCTGTCTCACTAAAATCCATGGTTCCAGGAAATCTTTTAGCTGTCCTTGCTAACTGTGCTGCGCGCGGGCAGTTTCGTGCCGTAAGCAGCCGTGACCAGCTCTGCACGGAGCTGAGCCTGGTTCGCGTCCATCTCCGGGGAGATATTCGCTGCCGGGCTGGCAGTTGCGGCGGCGGTGGGCGCTCCAGCCACTCCGTCGCCCATCACATCGCCGTCACCGAGCATCGTCGGCTCCATGGGCATGGCGGAGCCGTCCGGACCGATCATCATGCCGGTCATGTCCATGATTTCCTTGTTGATGAGCACCTTGACGAGTTGGAGCGCTCCGTCAGCCTTCGAGTCCGCGATCAGCTCGGCGCGGACCTCTTCGAGCTTCGTGGTGGGGAACTCCTCGCCCAGAGCGCGCAGAGCGCCCGCCTTGGACTCCAGACCCATCGACATCTTCTGCTGAAGCTCGGAGAGCAGCACGATCTTGTCGAGGGGCAGGGGCGGCGGGAACATCGCGAAGTTCTTGTAGACCAGCGGGTCGTTCGGGTCCAGGACCGGAGCTTCGGTGCCCTCATCGATGGGCGCGTCGGTCTCCGGGTCGTAGGAGAAGACCTCTGGCTCCTTGATCGCCAGAGTGCGGATGACCAGCTCGTTGATGCGCTCCAGCCCGTTGCCGTACTGTCCTACGGTCTGGACGTGGCGGTTCATGAGCGGCTGGTACTGGATCGACAGCGCGACACCCGAGGTGTTCGAGACGGGCTGTGCCGTGCCGAGCGCCGTCTCCGGGATGTTCATCAGCTCGTGCATGGACTGCTTCAGCATCTCCATGTACTTCAGACCGGAGTCGAGACCGGCAGAGCCGCCCTCCAGGTTGAAGACCTGCGAGTCCTTGGGCAAACCACCCCAGACCTTCTTGGCACCCTTCTCCAGGTTGGACGCCTTCGCTCCTACGATCACCGTCACGGGGGCGGCGTGGTAGTTGATGATGTCGGCGATGTCGGTCGCGACCTCGTTGTAGGAACGGTTGATGCCGATGATGTCGTGCGCAGCAGCGAGACCCCACGGCGAACCCGAGACGGCGATGTTCGGGATGTGCACGATGGGGATGACGCCCAGCGGGTTCGGGCGGGAGTCGATCAGCTCGTCGTTGATGTACTCCTCGATGATGTCGTCCGTCAGAATCTCCGTGTACGTGAAGACCTGTCGGGTGCCCTCCATCGACGTGCCCCAGAAGCGGTACTTCTGCTTGAACCGCAGGAGCCGTGTCCGGTCGTGAGGGTGGAACTCGGGGAAGCAGAAGGCAGGGTTGAGCGGCAGGATGCGCACGCGACCCGGGTGGACGAGACCACTGTCGTCCTGCCACGCCTCCTCGTAGGCGACCTTCGTGAAGGAGTCGCCCGTGATGAAGCCGGTCTGCGCCATCTCGTTGAGGACCTGCTGCTTGTTGTTGTCGGTCTCCCACACGCGCTCCAGGCGCTTGGGGATGATCGCCTCGGTCTGCTCAGGGGAGCCGAAGTGCACGCCCTTGCCGAAGGTGAAGCGGATCAGGTAGTCGATGAAGGCGCGGTAGTAATTGAACGAGACCTGCATCTCGCCCTGCTCGCGCCGGTAGGACCAGTGGTGCCCGAGGTACATCGCCCAGTTGAGGGAGTACCGGTTCAGGCGCGGTCCGTGGACTTCGAACTCCTCGTCAGCCAGCTCGACCAGCCCGAGGGGGGAGACGCTGACGGTGAGGTCGGAAGATGCCGCTCGGTAGCTCGGCGGCGAGAAATCTGCGAAGCTCATGGCTTACTTGTCGTCCTGGCTCTTGTTCTGCGCGGTCTTCTTCTTGGCGTCCGCGATCTGCTTGCTGTAGAGCTTCTTCGAGGCGTTCAGCTTGTTGCCGTCCACGAAGGTGCCGCCCTTGCGCTCATACTCCGAGTGCACCCAGTGCGACGCTGCCGGTGAGGGGTACTTCGCGAACTTGGACCGCGCCATTGCGATCACCATCGCCCAGAGGCGGGGATTCGCCGGGACCTCGTGTCCCTTGTCGCGTTCGGGTCCTATAGCCACGATTCCTCCTACATACCGGTGCAGGTCTGCCCCGCTGCCAAGGTAGCAACGGGGGCAGACCTGCCGAAGGGTGTACTAGTCGTTGACGACGGTGGGGTTGCGACGACCGCGCCCACCCGTGGCGACCTTGGTCTCGAAGGTCTGCTCGGCGTGGTTCGAGAACGAACCCTGCGAGAAGTCCGAGAGGAGGGTCGGAGCCTCGATCCAGGAGGCGCTGCCGACGTGCGCGCGCTCGGAGAGCGTCTCGGCGGCGGGCTTGTCCCAGACGGGTGCGTTGCGGTTCGGGCGACCGGCAGCGACAGCGGAACCGTCACCGATGCCCTTCGAGAAGTCCCGGGGGACATCCGTGTCCGTCGCGATGCCCTCCTCGAAGCGAAGAGGACCACGACGGGTCGAGTTGCCAGCGGACTTCAGCTCGTACCCCTGCGGCGCGCGCTCGGGGAACTTCGGTGCGGGACCAATGCCCATTTTGACTCCAAGATGGTAGGGGGAACGTTCCTCCTACAAGCATGGAGCTGTGGCGGCGGTCTGTCCTGCTAAGCGTCTCTGGAAGGGAGCTGCACGACCTGGAGGCTCTCCAGCCACTCGCGACTCAGGTCTTTGCGTCCTCCGCGCTCCTGGCGACGCAACCAGCTCTCGATGTCGTCCTCCGCCGTCTCTTTGGAGAAGTACGTGACGATGGTGGCGCTGCGCCCCGTGGCGGGGTCGATGATTTCCCAGCGCTCGCGGGAGATGGTCGGATCAAGCATCCGAGCAGCCTAACCGAAGAAGGGGTTCCCCGAAGTCTCTACTTCCGGCATCACGAGGTCCACCGTCATCGCACAGGCGATGGCGAGCGAGTCCACGAAGTCGTCATGGGCGTAAGCCTCATCGGGAGCGGCGACCATGAAGTTATTTCCTTTGTACTGGACCTCCGCATCCGTCATCTGCTGCATGAAGCGCTTCCACACCCGGAGGCGTCGAGTCTTCGCGTGCGCGGGGAACGAGAGCATCCGACGCTGGATGAGCGCCTGGAGGTGCTTGAATCGCTTGGACTGCTCCGTAGGAGACGACGTAAGCGCCACGACCTCGGCACGGGGCATCAGCACCTTCAGACGCTGGGCGACCGCGTCGCCGACACCGTTGCCGTCCACGCCGATGGCGAGCACGTCGTAGTTGCTCAGGAAGTTGACGATCTGGAAGTACTGCTCCTCCCAGTCGTCGCCCTGAAGCTCCAGCCAGTTGAGGATGCGGTGGTCGTAGTACCCGAACTCGTCCGGGCGGTCCCAGTCCACCCACACCACGGTGACGACGGTCGAGTCCATCTTGCGGGCGGGGTCGATGCCGACGACGACCGGGGTCTTGTGCCAGTTCTTCACCAGCTCGCCGGAGAGGTCGCCCAGCTCGTCCATCGCGGTCTGTGTGACGAACATGCCTCGTTCGAGGAGCCACTTGCAGTTGTAGGACATCTGGAACTCGTCGGAGTCTTCTCCGATGCGGAGCATCTCCTTGCGGATGAACTTCTCGTAGTCCTTGTTGACCTTCGCCACGTCTCGCCAGTCCCACTGGAAGTGGTTCTGCCGTGCTCCGCGCCCGGTCGCCTGCCGCTTGTTGAGCTGGATCGACCGGTAGAAGTTGTTCTTGCTGGTGGTCGGGGTGCCGGTCTTGATCATGGTGCCTGCGTAGTACGCGAGCATCGGGGCAATCGACTTGGTGACGGTGAAGTCGTCCGCCTCCTGGCACTCATCGATGACGACGACGTGGAACGACTTCGACTCGATCTTGGCTCGGGGGTTGGCGGTCATCATGGTGAGGCGCGAGCCGTTGCGCTTCATCTGGATCATCTTGGTGACGCCGCCGACTCGCTTCGCCTCGTCGTCAATCTCCGGGTCGCCGAGAATCTCGACGGCGCGCTCGGATGTCAGGCGCGTGACTGTGCGCGAGAAGAGGGTCTCCGCCTGGCTCTCCGTAGGAGCGAACATGCCCACCCACAGCCCGTCCTTGTACTTGCCGAGGAGGTCGGGGTAGAGCTTCGCCAGAAGCGGGAGGATCACCATGAGCGTGGCGAGAGTGTCGGAGACGGTCTCGGTCTTACCCGACTGCCGAGAAGCCAGCGCGGTGATTTCATCACCACCGCCCACGATGATCGCCTCGATGATACGTCGGGCGAGCGGCTTCTGGTAAGAGTGGAGGTCATGTCCTACGAGGACGTTGACGAACTTCATGATCTTGTCGATCAGACCGTTGACGAACTCCGGGTTGAGCTGGTCCTCGTCCGGGTCAGCGCCATCGCCGAAGGACGGGTCAATCTCGGAGTCGTGGTCCCCCTGGAAGTACTCCGGGTTGACCTCTTCGAACTTGGCGTCGATTTCCTCGGGCGTCATCGTCACTGGGCGCTCCTCCGAAGCAGCTCCTCAGCGATTTCGTGGAGAGCCTCTGCTCCCACGACCACCTCAGCCAGACGGAACGAGTCGTTCTCTTTGACGCCGGAGTACATCTCCTTGCCGATCTGGTAGAGCGAATTCTCCGCCCAGGTCACCAGATCAGGCGTAGAGATACCAGCTATCCTCTTCTGGAGTCTCGTCTGGTGCGGGCGTCCATCCCGCTTCTTCCCGAAAATCATTGTCCGTCAGGTCCCGTCTCTGTACTGCGCGGTCCATGGCGACCTCTTCCGAGACCTTGCCGGACCACATTCCGAAGACTAGGACGTGACCACTCCGAAGTCTCAGCAAAAACGGCGCAGACGTGCGGTAGGGCGGTTCAATCTCCTGCGACCACCCGCGCACGAGGCGTTTGCCGTTCCACTCTGCGTGGTAGTTGGTCAGGTGCTGGACGAAGAACTTCTTGGCGATATCGTGAGTCTGGGGCATGTTCCTATGGGCGTCGTCGTTGTGCGGGGTTGGTTCCACCCTTCGACGGGTTCACCCCCGGGGTCTTGCCGCGGTACAGGTCTGCCTGCGCCTTGGGCTGGCGCTTCGGGCGCATCCCCTGGTGTCCGTCGAAGAGAATCTGGTTGGTCCGGGTCACGCGGTAGAACAGCTCCGCCGCCTGCTTGGAGAGGAACGACATGTCGGCGTCACCGCGCGGCTTGCGATCCAGCCAGCGCTTGATGTACTTCCCCTTCGAAGGCGCTGACTTGAAGGAGTTCCACATGTTCTTGGACACGTCGTAATAGTTGTAGAAGGTTCCGTCCCGAAACACGACGGTGAGCGTCTTGCGCTCCGGGTCGTAGCCTGCCGCGATGGTGCGGGGGCGATTCGGGTTGGTCGTGCTCGTAGGACGCTGCGTGATCGGAGCGGGACCGGTGGCGTTGGTGCGCGGGTCGGCAGCGAGGTTCTGGTAGCTCTGGGGGTCGTAGTACGTGCCCGAGGTCACGTCGTAGCCCATCTGACCCGCCGCCTCCTCGTCGCCCATGAGCGCGTACGCCTGGGAGACCACGGAGCCTTCGCCGTAGCGCTTGACGGTGGACTTGAACGCGGTGGTGCGGGCGAACTCGCCGCGACCGGAGGCGATGGGCAGCGCTGCCGAGAACGCCTCGTTGATCACGTCCGGGTTCGACCGGGAAGAAGGTGCGGGCTGTGCGCCCGGAACCGCCCGACTGCCCCGGGTGAGTTCGAAAGCCTCACCCAGGGCAGCGCGGTTCAGACCGTAGAGCCGGTTGCGCGGGTCACTCTGGTTGATTTCCCGCAGGCGCGCCTCAACCTCTGCCTGTGACGGGGCAGAGTGAGGCATACGCGCCGGGGTGTTCGCCATGGGTTCCTAGGATCAGGAAACCGGAACGATGTGCACGGTCGCACCAGGGGCGGTGTTCGCGGCACCCGCAGCGATGGACTGCGACTTGATGGTGCCCGAGGTGCCGCCACCAGCGGTCGCGGCGTCCACGACCACGACGAGACCGGCGTCCGTGAGCGCCTTCTGGGCGTCCGCGGTCAGCTCGCCGATGACGTTCGGGACGACGACGTAGACAGCCGGGGGAACCGCAGCGCCGGTCGTGTTGGGCGCGTACTGCGGGAAGCCGTTCCAGCCCTCCTCGGCGATCACGTGGTTCGCCTGGGTGAAGTCGAGCACGGTCGAGCGCTGGTCGTTGCCAGCCAGGGGGAAGTTCCCCCAGACGAAGTCCACCTGCGGGTTCCCCTTGGAATCCACGCTGTGACCGTCAGTGTTGAGGGTTCCGAGACCCGTCATGATGCTTCCTCTCCTAGAAGACCGACAGACGATCAGTCGTCGCAGGAATGCTCAGAAAGCTCGTCTTCTCCTACGAGAGTGCCACAGGCGCGGCAGCGAAACAGCCTAACGTTGTCCAGCGACGAGTGCAGCGATTCCCCATGAGTCTGGTCATAGGAAACCCCCGCCTGCGCCAGCACCTCTGGAGGGAAGGGACCTCGTGGTGCATGGGCAGAGCGGGGGATCGCGTGCCCCTGTCGCGCGAAGGTGCGGATCAGCGGCATCTGCGTGCTCCTACTGGCAGGACTCGCACTGGAGGTCGTCCATCGGATCGACCGGTACGAAGTACTCCTGGACCCTGGTGCTCTCGTTCACTCTGCTTCCTTCTCCTCGGAGGCGGTCTCCGAAGCCTTCTTGCGGGTCGGCTTGCTCGCCTCGGCAGGAACCCCGGCTGCGATGTTCGCGAGGATCATTCGCTCCATCTCCAGGTCCTTCAGGAGAGCTTGCGCTCCCGGCTTCCGCAAGAAGCTGGGGAGGTGCTTCTTGCAGTAGTCAGTGGTGACGCCAGCGACCGGTTCGTAGCGGAAGTCCGCTTCCTGGTGGCAGTTGGCGCAAGTAGCCGTAGCAGACACTGGATCGTGTCCCTTCTGTTGGTGGGTGGGGGTTACGGAGCCTGGAAGTGGACCGAGGTCGATCCAGCGGGCTTCTGCTGCGCCTTGGTGGCGCGGGGCTGCTTTGAGCCGATGGTAACCGGCTTGGTCGCCCGAGAGGTCGGTGACTTCGGCGTGGCGGGCTTTGCAGCGGCGGGAGCGGGGCTGGACGCCTTCTCCGGCTCCGCGAAGCGGCGGTGACCGCCGTTCGCCTGCACCGTGGGGGTGCTGAACGTGGTGTTGCCCTCCACGACGCCCGCCTTGCGCTCGGAGCGCACGGTGTTGCGGTGCATGGTGTGCGCGAGCTTCAGCATGGTCGCCTCGTGCGAGTGGTCAGCCTGCTTCTCCGCCATGGCGTGCGAGTGCTGGACGTTCGTGAGCTGCACGTGCTTCTCGTGCTGGGAGTCGGCGAACTCCTTCTGCCGCTGCACGTGCTCCTGCTCGCGCGCCTGGCGCTTGGTCTCCTTCTTGACCCGCTGCCCATGAGCTGCGATGGGGTCGGTCACGGAGTGCACGAGGTGCTTGGTCAGTCCTGCGCCGTCGCCTGTCTGGTACGTCATGCCGGTCGTGCCGCCTTTCGCGGGTAGGGGTTGGCGGTCTGGTACGCCTCAACGTTGTCGAGTCGCTTGTCCATCTTGATGAGGTGCTGCTTGATTCCTGTGTCCGGGTCTTCGATGGACTCCTCGATCCGGACCACGGCGTCCTTCAGAGTGGAGCCGTGGTTGCGCTTGAACTCACCGTCGAGGTTGTTGAGCCGATCCATCACGCCCGGCGCGGCGTCGCGACCTGGCTGAGCAGGCTCCCCGTTCCAGTCGCGCATGAAGCTGTCCCACCCTCGGAGCATCTTCCACACCCTCCGTAGGACGGGGATGAGGACGATAGTGATGATGAAGGTCATCACGGTGGCAGCCGAGGCGAGGATGCCGACGAGGAGGTTGATCTGCGTGAGTGTCATCTGGTGCCCTACATGGTTCCGAACTGGCGGCGAATGTCGAAGAACCGGTAGGTTCCCCCCGAAACTGACGCCCCATCAGCCGATCTTCCGGGGGAAGACCATGTTGCGATGGACGGACGCTCGTTTGCCTTCGGGAAGGTCTGACGAGCGAATTCCGACCGGAGACTCCGCTGTGGAGTAGGCAGCAGAGGCTTCCGGGGCAGCATGGTCTAATTCTCTCGAATCGACCCCGATCCGGAGTGCTAAGCGCTCCTACGACCCGTCATCGTCGTCATCGTCCTCGTCCTCCCAGGACAAGAACTCATAACCATCATCGAGAACCTTATGAGTTGCCATGCCGAGATTCTGGCAGTCTCTGCTACCGTTGTCTCACCAACCCTGTACTCCACGTGGGGCAGGGTCTCTTTCCTCGGTAGCTCAACGGCAGAGCACCCGGCTGTTAACCGGGTGGTTGAAGGTTCGAATCCTTCCTGGGGAGCCATTCCCTGCTCGTCTAATCGGCAGGACGCCTGATTCTGGATCAGGTAGTTGAGGTTCGAATCCTTGGCGGGGAACCATCAGGCGTGGCAGTGGCACTCCGCTGCGATCAGTCGGCACCCCCGGCAGCGCAGGGCGTTCCCGTGTGTGTCGTTCCTCCCGATGTACTGCGCCCAGATGTGGCAGCCGGGGCAGACGGGAAGCTTTCCTGTAGCGGTCATAGGACGAGTGTCCCAGAGGGGCTACGCCTCCGTCTGCACATCCGGGTAGACGAACTGGGCGAAGGGGCTTACCCGCGCCGGACGAACGATCCGGATGTTGCTGAAGAAGCCGTCACCGTATGCCTCGCGGTAGTACTCCTCCAGGCTCTCGCTGATCACCAGCGTCACCGGCTCGGTGTAGCTCTTCGCTGAGTACTCGTCCATCTTGCGCAGCTCCTTCAGTAGCCACTCCGGTGCCTGCGACTTCGGCAGGGTGTACTCGCTCACCCGTAGTCCTCCACCAGGAACTCCAGGGGCGAGAGGTGTCCGGCGTCCATCGCCAGGCGCACGCCGTAGCCGTGGTCGATCCGGTAGTGCTTGTCCAGGAAGTCCTTGCGCTCGACGTAGCCCCAGATCACGAACCGGGGGTCCTCCTCGGCGTGCTGCTTGTCCGCGCCCTTGAACTGCGCGAG